TGGAGTGATGAAGTGGAAAGACCAACATTACCCGTATTTGAAATGAAGTGTAGCGATATTTTTCCAATCAATGAAACATTACTACCTTTATTTAAAAGAAAACTTATTTCATATGTTAATCAAGAAATATATGAACAAGAAAAAAAAATGTCACAAATTTAAATTAAATAAAAATGGATATCTTAAAAATTTTAGAACAGTTAGTTATTGAAACCCCAAACGATATTGAATTGGGTAAAAAGGTTAGACAAATGTATTACAACCTAAAAGACAATAAAGATGGGATTCAACAAGAGAATACTCAAAAAGGATAATATCATCAAAAATCTCAATAACTTATCAAGTTATTTATCGGCGGACGCAATCTTCACAAGCGATGACTTCTCAATGGAGGTTTTCAAAATGTTCTGCGAAGGAAAAACGGAGGATGAAATCATAAAATATGTAAACAAAAACAAATGACACAATTAGTAGAACGGTTCCCATTGATTGAACCATTAAAATGTAATCGTTGGATTATTAAATTGGATGGTATGGATATTGAACCATTCTTATTTAGGAAATACAAAATGTATAATGAAGGTGAGGAGATCATATTCCTAACCGAATATTTTGAAACAGTCCAACAATCATATAACCCAAAGGATTTATTAAATATCGTTGGTATTACGATTGAATATTTGGATCCTACAGGAGCGGTTGTTCAAACACTTAAATTTGATGTTAAAGGAACAAACTTTGAGATAAAACAATCCTATGGAAAAGATAAGTTTCAAATAGTGAAACTTCGGTTTGTGGTGAATAAAGATACAATGAATTTAGGATATCAAGACAAGAAATAATATGGAGTTACTAAAAGGAATGATTTTAGGTGGTGGTGAAGGAAACATTAGTTGGTATCCTGAAAGAATGGACACACTACAAGATTTGATATCTCAAACAAAACCAAAAAATATTATTGAGATAGGATTCAATGAAGGACATTCGGCAATGATAATCTGTAATACATTAACCAAATTAATTCAGGAGGATAGTTCGTATAATAAAAATCCAATTAGATTTTTTATTTTTGATAGTTGCAAATATGGTTGCACAACAACGAACTTTGAGATTATGAAAAACCATTTTGCGAATTGGAATATTCATTTACATTTATTTCCCGGAGATTCAGGAGATACTCTCCCAAGAGTTTTGGATACCGCAAATATAAAATTTGATTTCATTGAAATTGATGGATGTCATTTGGAGGATTGTGTGAGGGAAGACATTAATAATGTTGTTCATTTTGTTAATGATGATGGTATAATTTATTTGGACGATTATAAATCTACAAAGGATCCAACAGAAGGTGTTGATAAAGTAATTGATTCATTTGACTGGAAAGGATTTAATACCTATTATATTGATGGGGTGTTTTGGGCTCACAAACAAAAATTAGAAATGGAAGAAGTTTATGATGTATTATTTACAAATACAATACCTAAAAAAGAACAAGTGAATCATCCCGAACATTATGGGGGTGGAAATAATGTTTATGAAACCATAAAGGTGATTGATGCTTGGGAATTGGGATTCTCGCTTGGTAATACAATAAAATACATTTCAAGGGCAGGCAAGAAGAATAAAGATAAAGAATTGGAAGATTTAAAAAAGGCAAAATTTTATTTGGATCATCACATTAAAACATTGGAGAATAAATAAAGATGAAATTAACTGAAGGACAAAAATACCACATTCTCAATTTATATGAGGGGTTAAAAAGTGATGAAAAAACACTTGGAGAAACACACGAAATAATTGTTGATTTTTGTGTTGACGAATACATCGTTGACTTATCGGATGATGAGAACGGAGATATGTATGAATCGTTTTCAAATGAGGTGTGGGATTTTTTAGAGAGTTTGTAATAGAGAAAAATAAATAAATAAAAAGTTGTGTCTTTCTACACACTAACAGATATTTATTTATATGGGAAGTAGAATTGATATTGATAATAATTTAGTCATTGAAAGGTATAATGAATTAAAAAATTTAAAAAAAGTTGCTAAAAGTTTTGGAGTTTCTTTAAGACCAATAAAAAGAATTTTTAAAGAAAACAATATTGCATTAACAAATCGTAGGTATGACGTTAATCATAATTATTTTGAAAATATTGATAATGAAGAAAAGGCTTATTGGTTAGGATTTTTATTTGCGGATGGTTGTGTAAGAAAAACTAAATCAGGTAGTCAATTAGTTTTAAAGTTGTCTGTGAAAGATGAAGAACATTTGAAACTATTTAAAGATAATATTGAATCTGAACACAAAATTGGTTACAATCAAAATATGACATTAACAAAAAAAGGAACACCCTCAACTTCAGATAATTGTCTTATTCGTATTAATAGTAATAAATTAATTAATGATTTAATTAATCAAGGATGTATTCCAAGAAAAACTTTTACAATCAATAAACCGATTATAGATGAAAAATTTTATAAAGATTTTATAAGAGGGTTTTATGATGGTGATGGGAATTTTTTTTATAGTGAAAAAACTAAAGCTTCTGTAGTGACTATAGTTTGTGCATCGGAAAAATTTAGAGAATTTTTAATTGAGGTAATGTCTAAAATACCTAATATCGGAAAAATACACGAAAACAAGGAAAAATACACCATTAAAATTGTTAATATTGTTGGTATAGTTAGTTTTTTAGATTATGTTTATAAAGAATCTAATATACATTTAAAGAGGAAAAAAGAGTATTATGAAAAATATAGAGAATATAGAAAAAATATTGAATCAGATTATAAACGGGGATTGTGTGGAAGTTATGTCAAAACTTCCTGAAAAATCAATAGATATCGTCATTACTAGCCCACCATATTCCGTAAACATTAATTATGACGTTTATGATGACAATACAACTATTGATCAATATTTAGATTTTTCTAAAAAATGGTTAGAAAATGCGTTTAGAGTGTTAAAAGATGATGGTAGAATTTGTGTAAATGTCCCATATGAGATAAATTTAAAAGATAGAGGTGGTAGAATTTTTATCGTTTCCGAGATTTGGAACATAATGAAAGAAGTTGGTTATAAATGGTTTGGACTTATTGATTTAGAAGAAGATAGTCCACATAGAAGTAAAACAACCGCTTGGGGATCTTGGATGAGTTGTAGTCAACCATATATTTATAACCCAAAGGAATGTGTTATTATTGCATATAAAAATTCGCCAAAAAAATTAACAAAAGGAGAACCACAATGGAAAGGGACACCAACTGAAATTGAACAGGAGGATGGAACCATAAAAAAGAAAGTTGTATATGAAGAGACAGATAAGAAAGAGTTTATGGAACTTGTTTTTGGCCAGTGGAATTACTTTGCAGATACTAAATCACTCACCAAGGCGACGTTCTCAATGGACATCCCAACTAAAGCGATCAAAATACTATCCTACAAAAACGATGTAGTTCTTGATCCGTTTGCTGGTAGTGGAACAACATTAGTTGCGGCAGAAATACTCGGAAGAAGATGGTTAGGTATTGAGTTATCACCAAACTATACTGAAATTGCAAAGACAAGGGTTGAATATTTTAAAACTCTTGAACAGATAAAAGAATACCAACTTTAATAGTTGGTTTTTTTGTTTTATATGGTATTTATAGTATATGAAAATTATCATCACGGAAAACCAATTTGAAAAACTAAAAAATTCTGAAGAACCAAAAGTTCTTCATATTCTATCATTTGAAATTTTTGGAAATGATTGGGGCAGGATGCAAAGATATTTAGATAGAAAAGGTAATCCGTTATATTCAGTTGGAGGTGATTTAAATTTAGAATATGCGTCAATTGAATCATTGGAAAATTTAACATCGGTTGGAGGTGATTTATATTTAGAAAATACTTCAATTGAATCATTAGGGAATCTAACATCGGTTGGGGGTAATTTAAATTTAGAATATGCGTCAATTGAATCATTGGGAAATCTAACTTCGGTTGGGGGTAGTTTATATTTAGGAAATACTTCAATTGAATCATTGGGAAATCTAACATCGGTTGGGGGTAGTTTAGATTTAGGAAATACTCAAATAGAATCATTGGGAAATCTAACATCGGTTGGAGGTTATTTAAGTTTACGAAATACACCAATTCAATCATTGGACAATCTAACATCAGTAGGGAGTCATTTAGATTTATATGGATCTTCAATTGAATCATTAGGAAATCTAAAATCGGTAGGAGGTAATTTATATTTAGGAAATACTCCGATGTCAAATAAACATACCAAACAAGAAATTAAACAGATGGTTAATATTGGGGGTGGTATATATTTATAAGATATGAGAATTATCATCACAGAAAGTCAAAAACAATCAACACAAGATAGGATAAAGACCCTTGTTAAAAAATTGGGTTGGAATCAAGCGTCCGATGTTTTAGGTGGAGTTAAAAACTTAACAAAACTTGGGTTTGATAATGATCCAATGGAGTTCTTAAATATATTTAATGATTTGGATGTTGTTCAGAGTGAAGAGGAAGAAAACTGCACTTTATTCAGATATGAAACTACCAAAAATGTATTTATTTATGATAGAGAAGTTAATGAAATTTATGTCAATGATGGTATAATTTGGGACGCTTTAGAACGAGGGTTTGGAATATCATATAATGGTGTTATATCATTCATAAGGATATGGTTGAGGGAAGTATTTGGTTTAAAAGAGTATATAAAAAATGTTGAAGAGTTTAGCCATATCCCCGATTGGTTAACAGAAATAAATTAAAAACCCCACCTCTATTAAAGATGGGGAATCCCATTAATTAAGCGACAACCACTTTGATTTATAATTTCTATTGGTTCCGCAGTATCTACCATAATCATTTACAATAGGTCTACCTGTATTGTAACAACCACAAACAACATTCCAATTACCATACTTGTTATGCAGTTTCCTCAATAACTTCATACTCGTTTCAATGTTCAATTTAATATCATTCATAATCCTATGGTTGGGATAATCAACTTTATTAATCCAATCAGATGTTGAGGGCATGATTTGCATCGGACCAAGTGCCCCAGCACAAGATATCCTTGATGGATTATACCTCCAATCAAAAGGACCTCTATATGTTGTTTCCTTGTAAGCCACATTATATGCGACATATTTTGGGATTTTGTATTTATCCGAATACTTCTCAATGTATTCATACATCTGAAGGGAAATTGGTGAGTTTGGGATACCGTATCCTTCATTCTCAAATTTAACATTGGATTGATAATTGATGGTTGACATACCCGACAAAATCACAATGGTAATGATACAACCCATCAAGTATAACAATTTTAAAATGTTGGATACTTTCATAATGGTTTATTTTGGTGTGCTTGAAAAAATGTTTCTGGCGTATAACTTAAACACCGAAATCCCAATTGAATCTTGATATACCGTGTAGTCACCGGTTTTCTTATCAATGATGATTAGATGGTTGTGTTCATCTAACGCCAAATTAACTTGACTACGATTAACCTTAACCATATTAATGGTTGGTTTCTTTGATCCGTATTTGGAGTTATAAGCTGAACCAGCATAAAATCCCGCAAACAACGAAACCCCAATAAACACCATAAACATCACATTTTTAAATAGAGGTTTGAACCTCTTTACAAATTGATTAACTTTTTCTTTCATATTTTAAATTTTAAAGATTTAGATAAAGATAGGAATTTTTAATTATTAAAACAAACGATATTTACATTTTGAGTTTAAAAGGTATTTATGAATATGAGAAAAAATTTAATATTAGAATCGGGAATAAGGGATATTAATAAATTAGCAAAAAGATATAATAAAGCTAAAATATACTTTCATCAAGATTTAGATGGGGTTACCACGGCATTAGCGATGAAACACTATCTTGAGAATAACGGGATAAAAGTTGTTGATGCAGAAATAATACAATATGGTGATAAAGAATTTGCGGTAAAAAAAATGGATGCAAATGGGGATACTATGCCGGTTTTAGTCGATTTTGCTCACGGACGTGAGATGTTTGTTATCCACACCGATCACCACGACACACAAGTTGGGGTTGAAAAAGGAACCGCAACAAATTTTAAATCATCAAGATCTAATGTTGAAACAATTTCCCAAACAATATCCCCCAAGGATATTTTTTCACCTGAAGACATTACATTAATATCAACGGTTGATTCTGCGGATTATGTGAAACACGACATCAGTCCTGAAGAAGTGATGAACTACCTAATCAAAGTGGATAAGGATAAGACATTACAAAGAAACAAAATGTTAATGGGATTGGTTGTTAATAAATTATTATTAGCATTTAAAAACAAACCAAGTTTTCTTGAGGAAATAGTTCTAAATGCAAATCCATCCCTATTAAGTATTCTCAACAATATTAGAGGACAAATGTTGGAAAAAGGATACACCAATGTAGAAAACCTTGAAAAAAACAAGGAGAACTATGTTCAAACAATGAAGACATCACCCAATGTAAAAGTTGATGGTAATATCATCGTTCAATATGGAGGTGGTAATATGATGAAACCAGGTTCATATGATAGATATACACCATTCAGAAATAATCCTGAAGCTGACTTTATAGTTCTTGCTTGGCCTTTAGGATTGGTTCAAGCATCTTGTAATCCGTTTAAAAAAGAACGATCACTTAAAGGAGTTAATTTGGGTGAGATTAAAGATGAGGTATTGGGGAAATGGGAATCACAATTGAAAGAAAGAAATATTCCATTATCAACAATCAAATGGATATCGGAATCAGGGAAAGATTTTGGACCTGAATCGGTTGGATTTACATACAAAGATTTTAGAGCGTTATATGGAGATAAATTCAAATCAAATGATGGTGAGGATTTTATGGAACAAATTGAAACCGCAATGTCAAAACCATTTAGTGATTTAACTGATGACGAAATAAATTTACTTGATAATGTCACGGTAAATGCTTGGGATATTATTGTTTCTAATAGTGGGGGACATAAATGTATCACTAACATTTCAGGACTTAATTATATGGGTAGAAGTAAAAGACCACCCCAAGGTAAGAACAAATATGGTGGAGATAATGACGAAGCCGCTTATGTGAAATTCACCAAAATGATACAACAAGAATTTGTTAGAGTATTAAAGGAAAAAATTAAAGAGGGTTAATCAAAGTAAACTCTGTCACCTTCTTTAATATCATATTTCTTACAGGTTCCACCAAGAACTTCCAATATGGAATCTCCATTGCCTGGATACCTTTCACAAGGTTCAGAGTTACAAGGTTTGCAGTCGTGGTGAATTTTGGACACCTTGTTATTACTTATATAGATAACATCCAAGGGGATTATACAATTCTTCATCCAAAATGAATGATTGTTACCATTCATCATAAATAACATACCATCAAATGTATTGTCAAATTTTTTACCCATCATACCTTGATGCGTATCTTTTGTCGTTATCATACATTTGACATTGAACAAATTATTATTTATTATTACATCCATAGACATAAATATAATGGATAATAGAAAACTAAAAAGATTTTCGGGAATACTTGTTAGATGTAAAGATAAATTTTTACTTTGTAAACGGAGTCCCGACAATTCGTTACCAAATATATGGTCAGTTCCTGGTGGTGGTGTTGAGAGTGGTGAAAAACCTAAAGAAACTGCCATTAGAGAGTTTTATGAGGAAACCAATATTGATTTAAGTGATGAGGTTAACAATGTGAACCTGATTGAGGTTGTCAATACATATAAAAAAGATGGTAAGATTAAGGGTTTAATGTATATATATCTTTATGACACAGATGTTGAGTTATATCCTGATTTGGATAACGCCAAGGATGGGGATGAACACTCCGAATGTGGATATTTCAATCTTATGGATTTACCATTTGATGATCACAAAGATCCATTATTTAAAATAATTTTGAAACTTTTTTAAAAAAAAATTGTCTTTTGGGATACTATTGGATATTTATGTGATACGAACAACATTCCCTTCTAACTTATTGTTGGTTTAACATTAATGAAATCCCAAAAAATTTCGTAGTTGATTTTTTTTTGGGATTTTTTTGTGCCTTATTGTTTTTATTTGTAAATTTGTAATTATGAATAAACAAAAAATTATATTAAAATGGTTGAACAAGGAATATGGTAATCTAACTCCGGTAGTCAGAGATGATAAAACATTTTATGTTGATAAAGATAGATTACCTTTGTTTTATTATTATCAGGATGAAAAAAATGGGTGGATTTACATTAATTACAATAGACTTTGGTTACTTTTGGAATCCATTTTTAGTATGAAGGATTTGGAAATTAAGGGGTTATTAGTGGTATGGTTGGAGGATACCTATAATTTAAGGGGATACGCACCCAAAAGCAGAAATTGGAAGCAGTAGAAAAGTTGGAGGATACCTATAATTTAAGGGGATACGCACCTTCCGAATTTATTATAAATCTATTACCTATAATTTAAAACACTATGAATAAACAAAAAATTATATTAAAATGGTTGAACAAGGAATATGGTAATCTAACTCCGGTGGTTAACGATGATAAAACATTTTATGTTGATAAAGATGGGTTACCTATATTTGTTTATTACCAAGATGAAAAAATTGGGTGGGTTTACATTGCTTACAAAAAAATTTGGTTATTTTTGGAATCTGTTTTTAGTATGGGGAAATTGGAGATCCGTGAGTTATTGGAGGCATGGTTGGAGGACACCTATAATTTAAGGGGATACACACCTACCACAGTATATTCCAAATAGTCACAAAGTTGGAAAACATCTATAATTTAAAACATTATGAATAAACAAAAAATCATATTAAAATGGTTGAATAAGGAGTTTGGGAATCTTACTTCGGTAGTCAGAGATAATAAAACATTTTATGTTGATAAAGATGGGTTACCTTTGTTTTATTATTATCAGGATCAAAAAAATGGATGGGTTTACATCAATTACGATAGAATTTGGTCACTTTTGGAATCCGTTTTTAGTATGAACGATCTGGAAATCAGTGAGTTATTAGAGGTATGGTTGGAGGATACCTATAATTTAAGGGGACTCACATCTCGTATTGAGCAAGTATTTAATAAAATAAGTTGGAGGATACCTATAATTTAAGGGGACTCACATCTAGTTACGAATGGGAGTTTCAATCTGTAAGTTGGAGGATACCTATAATTTGAGGACAGACAAAATATTCATTTGGTGGTTAAGTGAAGAAATATAACTATTCAAAGTTTGGAAATTAAAATAATTTATATATCTTTGTGGTATGAATAAGACGGCATTTAAAATTAGAATTATTAATGAATCGTTTGGTGAATTACTAAATGAAGTATTTATTGACGAGACACAATTCAACATTTTTTTGAAAATGGTTCACGGATGTTTGGAACTTAAAAATGATTTAACATTCTTCAATGGTAAATCATTCTTGATTAACATTCCATTCCGATTCTTGAAAGATTCCATTATTGTGACGGGAACAAAAGAGATTGATATGGTTGAACCGATTAAAAGTAAAATTGAAGCGTTAATAACAAAGTAATTATGAGAAAAGTATTTTTATTTATTGGGTTGAGTTTTGGTATTCTTTCCTGTCAGAAAGAGAACCCCCAGCCAAACACACCGCCACTTCCACCACAACCGATTGTAACTGACACCACGGGAATGGATACAACAATTAATATGGTTGGACAAACTTGGGTGATTACGGGGTATAGAATTGGTGGAATAGGAGGAATTACTCCCACAAATGATACACTTCATTTTAATACCATTAATCAATATACATTCAATGGTAACCCGGCAACATATTCGTTTTATACAACCGCATCGGCATATAACCTAACAATGAACTATACAAGTTGGGGTAATTTGAGTGGAACTATTTACGAGGGTAATTTAATTAATGGTGTAATAATTGGACTTAAATTTACAGATATCACATTTGGATCCTCAAATCAAACCAATTATTATTTGTGGATGAATAAGATATAGTTTCCTTGTGTCGTATAAACAAGGTGGTGGAGTCGTGATTAATTCAATCCGACCTAAATAAAAAGGAACTTTGGTTCCTTTTTTTGTTTTATATAAGTTTTTTTTATATCTTTGTGGTATGGAAAAAATACTATATATCGTGAGAGGGATCCCTGGCTCGGGTAAATCAACATTTGCAAAAACATTGGTGAAGATAGATTATTGTCATAAAGAAGCTGATATGTTCTTTATTGATAGAGATGGTAATTACAACTTTAAACCCTCACAAATAAAAGATGCTCATAAGTGGTGTCAAGAGGAAATGGATTTCTTAATGAAAATGAGTCATTCACCTGTTGCGGTATCAAACACTTTCACACAAGAATGGGAGATGGACGCATATTTTGAATTGGCGAAAAAATATGATTATAAAGTATTCAGAATCATCGTTGAAAACCATCACGGAAATACCAATGATCATAATGTTCCTGATGATAAAATAGAACAAATGCGTAGTCGTTTTGAAATAAATTTATAAAATATGTCAAGATTAGATAAACTTAAAGAACAACACCCCGACTTAAATATCAGTATAATTGATGTGATTGCGGAGGTTGATCCAAGCGATTCGTATAAATACACCGAATTTTTAATTAAATGGTTCAAAGAATGGTATGATGATAAGTTGTATTTGGGTATTGAACTAATTGGTGAGGAAAATGTTGTAATATTAAATGAATTTGAGAAACATAGTAAATGTAATAGGATTGAGAAAAAAGATATTGGACAACATAAAAGTTTCAAATCGTTAAAGATTGAAGTTGAAAAGGCGGACGAAATTGTAAAACTTAAAGAACTTGAGAAACAAACCAAAAAGATTTATGATGATGGTGATTGGTTGGCAATAATCCCGTTAAGTTTTGAAGCGTCAAAATCATATGGTTCAAATACTAAATGGTGTACAACCCAAGAAGAACATTGGGATAGGTATATTAAAAATTATAAGTTAATTTATCTCATTCAAAGATCTTCGGATGTTAAATACGCCATCTCATCTAAAAAGGATAGTGATACTGAAATACAGGCTTGGTTAAATAACGATGATGAGGTTAGCCCAATGTTATTGGACATTCCATTTGAATTATTTATGGCGTGTAATACCGAGATTAAAAAAAATGAAACCAATCTTAAATTAATGGGTGGTGATGTTGACAAAGAGATACCTAACTATTCTGCTTTGAGTGCTATGTTTAAAAATCAACTTAATATGGATTACGACAATATTCGTGAAATGTATGACAATATAGTTAAAGAACATTATCCCAGTGATATATGGGACTAAAATAAAAAATTATGAAATTTAAAAAAATAATAACAACAGGGAGAGTGTTTATTACAAGTGATACTCACTACGCACACAAAAACATATGTCGTGGTGTGACAGATTGGAGAACACAAGATGGTGAAATTCCGGTAGGTTCTACTCGTGACTTTGACACCATTGAACAAATGAATGAACGATTGGTGAATGGTATTAACAATGTTGTTGGACAGGATGACACACTAATTATGTTGGGAGATGTTTCATTTGGTGGATTTGAAAACATTGGGATATTCCTTGATAGATTGATTTGTAAAAACATTCATCTCATTCTGGGGAATCACGATCATCACATTGAGAACGACAGAGAAAACATTCAAAGTAAATTCTTAAGTGTTCAACATTACTTGGAGGTAAACATCAACGATAAAAATTTTGTATTGTGTCATTACCCACTTCAAAGTTGGAACGGACTTAACAAAGGTGTTATCCATTTACATGGTCATGTGCACCTACCTGCAAACCGTAAATTCGGTAACGGAAAACGAATGGATGTTGGTGTTGATGGAAACGATATGGTTCCATATAGTATTGATGGAATCATTAGGGTTATGAACAAAATACCGGTAGGTTCTGATATGTCGGATGATCATCATTTGGACGGATTAGTTGGGGTTGTGGGTTAAATCGCAACTCCAATATATTTATAAGATATGGAAATAATAATTACAGAAAACCAATTTGAAAAACTAAAAAATTCTGAATATCCAAAAGTTCTTCATATTTTATCATTTGAAATTTTTGGGAATGATTGGGACAGGATGCAAAGATATTTAGATAGAAAAGGTAATCCGTTATATTCAGTTGGAGGTGATTTAGATTTACGAAATACACAAATTAAATCATTGGGAAATCTAACATCGGTTGGGGGTAGTTTAGATTTACGAAATACTCAAATAGAATCATTGGGAAATCTAACATCGGTTGGGGGTAGTTTAGATTTACGAGATACACCAATTCAATCATTGGGAAATCTAACATTGGTTGGGGGTTATTTAGATTTACGAGATACACCAATTCAATCATTGGGAAATCTAACATCGGTTGGGGGTTATTTAGATTTACGAAATACTCAAATAGAATCATTGGGAAATCTAACATCGGTTGGGGGTAGTTTAGATTTACGAGATACACCAATTAAATCATTGGGGAATCTAACATCGGTTGGAGGATATGTGGATTTACGAGGCACTTCAATTAAATCATTGGATAATCTAACATCAGTTGGTGGTAGTTTAGATTTAGAAAATACTCAAATTAAATCATTGGGAAATTTAACATCGGTTGGGGGTAGTTTAGATTTAGGAAATACTCAAATATCAAAAAAATATTCCGAACAAGAAATTGAACAGATGGTTGATATTGATGGTAATCTATATTTATAAGATATGAAAAAAAATTTAATCATCACTGAAATGAACGAATCAATTATTAATTGGGATCTACACCAACAATTGATGGAAAAGAAATACGGTAGGAAAAAAATAGAAACCAAACTTAAATTTAAGAAAAAATAATCTAAACCCCCCTTGTTAAATCTTGGGGGTTTTTTGTTTATATTAAATAATTTATTATCTTTGTGGTATGGAAAAAGAATTTGTACCGGTAGAGTTGGCTTTAAGATTGAAAGCACTTGGATTTGATGAACCTTGTTTTGGTAAGTTTTATTACAATCAATTGGAAATTGGAGGAAATTGGCGTAATAATGATTTCAAAGAAGACGCTGATGTTTTTATATCCGCACCAACATTCTCACAGGTGTTCAGATGGTTTAGAGAGAAGTATAAACTTTCTTGTAGTATTGAATTAACAGATAATTCAAGACATTATTATTATGATTTTACAATTTATGATTCTAAAAATAGAGATTATAATGATGAAGATTGTTTTGATTCTTGTAAAAGAATTTATGATGATGGAAAATTTGGTACTTACGAAGAAGCAGAACTTGAATGTCTTATAAAATTAATAGAGATTGTTGAATCTAAATTAAAATAATATGGAAAAAGAATTTATACCTTATACCTTGGCTTTAAGATTGAAGCAACTTGGATTTGATGAACCTTGTTTTGCAGGATTTAATCCAACACCTTTTGATTATGATGATTTGGAAAATTTAATATACCCAACTATTCATTTAGAATTTGATGGGGAGGATATCATTTATAATGATTTTCAAACTGAAGAACCTAACATTTGGACTATTGATTCTGATGTTATTTTAGCACCAACTTGGCAATCGGCCTTTAAATGGTTTAGAGAGAAGTATAATCTTAAAACTTGTATAATGTTTAGGACTAGTATGGAAGATGATAAAGAATACTACGATTGGTTAATTAAAGGTCAAGAAGTTGTTTATAGACATTTTAATACCCCTGAAGAAGCGGAGATTGCTTGTCTTACTAAACTAATTGAAATTGTAAAATCTAAAACAAAATAAGATGAAAAAAGAATTTTTAGATTACACAGAAGCATTAGCTTTAAAAGAGTTAGGATTTGATGAACCTTGTTTTGGAAGATATTATTATAAGGAGTCATATCCTATGTTAAATCCAAATTCAGAGGAAACAGAACTTGTTTTTGAATTTGATCAATATATTAAACAAACAGAAATTACAATACTAGCACCAATATACCAACAAGCCTTCAGATGGTTTAGAGAGAAGTATGAATTACATTCCTGTATTCATTCAGACTATACTTGGAATATAAGTGGTGGTATATGGGATTTGAACGAATATAAAGGTTCAAGATATGATTGGGATTACTCAAACAACTATTCAACTTATGAAGAGGCAGAACTTAGTTGTCTTGAGAAACTAATTGAAATTGTAGAAAAGAATTAATTAAAGATGCACAATTAAAGTATTATACATATCTTTGTGGTATGGAAACAATAAACACAGAATATAAAACATTGAGTCAAGCACTTAAATGTAAATCTTACGGAGTATTTGTTAATGCCGATGGAGAATATTGCACCGTAGGTTCGTATTATATTAAAAATAATAAGAAATTTGAGATTGTTTTTTCAAAGGGACTTAATGGTGGGGTTGCAACAAGACCAGCAATAAAGTCAACATCAGAAAAAAAAATATTAAAAGTTTTAAATTCTGAAAATTTTATATTAGTTGATTAATGGAAAAACCCTGTAAAGAATGTCCCCACCTCATCCGTAATCGTCATAATGATATGATTGTGGAGTTCGGTGAGAGAACCGGTAAGAAACACAATTGTCATATGACTGAAGGGAAAAAAGATTTGTGGAATGTTAAAGATAAAAAATTAGAATGTTATGGAAGTAAAACAAACAGCAGTAGAATGGTTGGTTGAAGATTTAATTGAAAGAGATTTAATAAAAAAAGATGATTATATAAAAAGTTTTGTTAATTCATCTTTTGAAAAAGCCAAACAAATGGAGAAGCAACAGATAATTGATGCTTTTGAACAAGGAGAATATACAGGAAGAGGTTTTGAAGATTTAACATCTGAAGAATATTATAACATAAACTTTAAATCAGAATAAGATGGGAGAACAATCGGCGGTAGGTTTTTTGTTAGAATGGATGGAGTCAGAACAATTACCTTTTTTACCTTTAGAAATAACTAGTAAAGCTAAAGAAATAGAAAAACAACTTTGGTACAAAGCTTATACTGCGGGAGAAGAAGATGGAAAGGCTAAAGTAAATCAATCTTGGATAGACGTATACGTATCAAAAGATAATAAATTTAAAAGATGAGTAAACAAGCGGCGGTAGAATGGTTAGTTAGGGAAAAAAGATTTGTGGAATGTTAAAGATAAAAAATTAGAATGTTATGGAAGTAAAAACTAAATTTGGAACATATATAAAAATGGAAACAGAAAGCTCAACAAAACTAACCGGTGATAAAATCACAAGGTTTGTTGAAAGATTGAAAAAAATTGGAATTGAAGTTAAACTTGTGAGTAACTATCCCTGGGTTTATATTAATGAGATCTGTGGTGTCAGAGTAAAAGAAAAGTTTGAGGGAAATCACGGGTTTACATTAATCTTCCTACCGGTTAGAAACGATAGTCCACCATCTGAATTTACAGATATTAGTGAGATATTTAAATTAATTAGGAAATACACAAATAAAAAATAATAATTATGAGTAAACTCTTTTTAGATGACTTTCGCAACCCAAAGGACGCAATAAATTTGGTTCCGACTAAATTTAATAAATCTTATTGGGAGAATGATTGGGACATCGTTAGAAACTACGACGAGTTCGTTCAATACATAAAAGATAATGGAGTTCCGGAGTTTGTGTCGTTCGATCACGACTTGGCGGATGAGCATCACAATGATTTATTTTCCGATAAGAATTGGTTTTTGGACGATTCAAAAATTGAATTGGCATATCAGGAATATAAAGAAAAAACAGGACTTGAATGTGCAAAATTCCTTGTGGATTATTGTGAGAACAAAAATGTGAAATTACCTGATTACTTGGTTCATTCCGCTAATCCTGTTGGAAAGAAAAATATTGAAGGGTATTTGGAAAACTCAAAAAAACATTTAAACATATAATTTGGTGGTTTAGATTATTATTATTACTTTTGTATCGTTTAAAAAAATTAAGATTATGAACTTGAACAAACTAACAATGGATGAACTTATCTCATTAAGAAATGAGATTGACGGAAAAATACAATCTTTTGAGGATGGGTATCTCTATATTTGTTCAGTTCGTCAATATGGTAGTGTGTGGGAAGAAAAACCAAATAGTTTATACGCTTTGAGGGAACTTTGTGATTCATATAATGGAGACAATGGTATTGTTGATGTTTACACTAACAACCCCAATTTAGCATTTCCTGAAATGGAGTTTTACAATTATGGTGATGTTAAATTTATTAAATCCGAATACGACTATCGTGAGTGGGTTAAATACAATAAACAAAAACATTTGATTGACGATGTTACTTTACAACTTAATAATTGGGAGGAAAACAAAGAATCACCATTAAGGTATCGACCATCAAAACCGTTTTGGACAAAAGAACAGGTTGATGAATGGGTTAATGATCTTGAAGGTAAAACTTGGGATTTTGTTGAGCCAGTTACAATGGATAATATTAGACATTATTAATGAATTTATTATGAACAAGATTGATAATATAGATAACATAAAACCCCTTCTTAACTTCAGTGAGGTTGGGGATTTTTATATGTTATACATATTCAAAAGAAAAAAAGATCAACCCGAAAGTGAGAGAGATAATCATCAATCGGTAAGGACAATTAAAACATATTGTATTGAATCTTTAGATCATTTGGATCATAGGTATGATGAGATTAAACAACTATGTGAAATGTTTAAAGCAAGAGCTTACATTCACATACAAAAACAAAACCATAAAGATGTGTCTCTCAATATGCTTGCAACACTTGCAGAACGAATTAGAGATGGTGTGTCTAACCAAAAAGGATTATTTGATTCTGTGGTTGGACAGATTAAAACACGAGAGAAAAGATGGATCGTTGATATTGATACAAAGGATGAGATAGTGGTTCACCGAGCCGTCCACATAATTGAGTCGTTAAGACCCGAAGGAACTAAAGTTGAATCAGTAATTCCAACCAAAAATGGATACCATCTTATCACCGGTAGATTTGATGTTTTAGAATTTAATAAGAAGATGGGTGAGTTTGG